ACGAGTTGGCATATCGTTCACGATTATGTCCAAATAATGAATAAGACACAATTTTTTTCATACCATATAAATGTTATGTCCTTTGCATTTACATGGGTGATGTATTGCCTGTCGAACAGTTCTAATCGCAACTCCAAAAGCATTAGCGCATTGTCGGATGGTGTCAAATTCCAGTATGACCAAATCCTTTATTGCTATAACTGAAACACCTCCGGCCCTAGGCTTTCTTAATTTTGCATTTAAGGCATGAACGTTATTCTCACCATAAGATGCCCATTCCAAATTTTCTATGGAATTATTATGCTTATCTCCATCTTTATGATTAACGGTTGATTTATTGGATGGATTTTGTATAAAGTGATCAGCGATCAATCTATGTATGTGTTTTGTGTGTCCTTTTTTGCCGTCACGAAGATTTACACATGCATATTCAGTGGATACACATGGTATTAATATTCTTTCAATTGGTTGTTTATATCGAGGTAATGACTTTACTCGGCCTAAATTTGAAATTTCATATTTTCCCTCAAATCCAATAATTGGTTTCCACATTTCTTCCATATCAATGATAGTTCATTACTTTCCTATTCTCCGGGCTGATATACTCGTAAAAGTAGATCGGCTGCTGGATCCAATGCTCTGTTTTCAAAAGGCCTGAATCAAGCAATTGTTGCGAGTAATCGCGATCCTCACCGTGATTCGTTTCAGGGAATCTCATTTGTTTTGCAATGGATGAGCGAACGCAATTCAAATGATTTGGCGATCGGAAGTAGCGACCGTCTTTTTCAAACCAATCAGTATATTGCAGCGAGTGGATAAACGTTTTGGGATTTTTCGAATTCTCCGTGATGATTCCCGTCAAGCTACAACAATCCACATCTTTTTCAATCCCCTCCATGAGCAATGAAATGTAGTCCCTAACCACTCTATCGTCATCATCGCAAAAACAGAGATACTTTCCTTTTGCGCGATCAAGCAATGCATTACGTTTTGTTCCGATTGATTCATGCTCCCGACCGTCAATCAATATCTCAACCTCTTCGAACCAGGGGATAACCTGATCATTCAAGATCGCTCGCAGGCGCGCAAGAAAATGCTTCCGACTCGGGATAGTGCAGATAAGGATCGAGAGAAGAAATGGCTTAGATTCTTTCATCGTTTTTGATTTACCCAATTTAAAAAGTTTTGATCTGTTATTTGCCCTGGTGGATTCACAAGCCCGAAATTATTTCGAAAGTGTTTCATGAAAGTAAATTCACCTTGGCCCCATGTCTTGTCAGCCCGGATATTAATTTCATCGCGCTCCGATTTGCCCACAGAGTAATGATTATGTTTGAAAGTCATGTCCAGGTTTATACGTCGTCCTAAAAGATCAGCTACAGCACTCATATGGGTGTCACAAAACATATGCCTGTAGTCTGGATGATAAATGTATCCGAAACGGTTGTAGTAAGCTCGATCCATGATCGGGAGTGTGATGATCCAGCGCTGTATACCATCGTTAGTCTTTGCAATCCAGTCTGTTTTGCCTTCGGTGAGTCTTAACAAAGCTGTAGCCCATTGTGAGGGGCAATCAAAATCGTCTGACATAACCACGAAAATATCACCAATGGCCTCTTTGGCCGCATTGTTGATGGCGTCAATGGCCGATCGATTGTCCTTGCAAACAATTCGTCTGCCTAAAAATAAAGAATAGTATAATTCTTTTTCTGGATCATCGGAATCGATAGAGCAAATATAGTCTACATGTTCTCCCGCTTCGGCAATCCATCGTTTTGCGGCATGGATAGCTTTTTGAGATCGTGAGCGTGATGGATGAATCAATGATATTTTCATCAATGCCGGCCCTCCAATTTGTCCCATTTCTGATTATGCCTGATCCTCTCAATGGCTGATTGAATTATTGAATTGACAATAATAGCAATTATCGCAATCCCCAATAATACTAGCATAAAATAAGCCGGAGCCATGTGAGTTGGATGAACATCATTTGGATTACGTACTTCCCATGCAGCAAAACATATTAAAAGGCAACCTAATCCAAACATTACAATGAGCCACAAAAAATTCAAAAGAAATATTTTCATATGATCGATTTATAAAATTCAAAAGCCTTCTCATCATTCAACTTAGCCCTAAACCACTTCATGTCAGGATCGGCTTGGTTTAACTCAAGCCTATGCCCTTTTCCGCCCATCTTCCCCATGCCGTGACCTTTTATGCCAATGCATGGATTGTCATTTCTCAGAAGCTTCCAGCGATGTTTTTGCTTAGCGTGCTTCCATAGCGCTATGTCAAGAAATGGGTTATCATCCGGGGGCCATTGGAAATCGTCCAAAGCAGATATGCGAAAGCCAGTGCAGAATAGTGACGAATGCGTTTCGTGCTCCATTCGCTGGTAGCGCCTGGTTTTGATGTTGTAGTAGAAAGTATTTTGGTATCCAATGAAGTCGATGTTTTCGAGGTGAGGGAGAAGATTTTTTATGTAGTCTATGGGGTAGTAGTCGTCGTTTTCGATGATGAAGGCCCATTGATATGATCGAAGCTTGCATACCGTAATACCATGTCGAATCCTTGGAATAATGTCACAATTTTTAGATAAAGGCTCATAGCTTATAGTAAGCCTGTTTGACCCTACGATTTTTTCAAACCTATTCTCGCAGAACTCCAAAAGCACTGGTCTATCTCCTCGGTCCGGGGTTATGGTGCAATAGTTCATGATGCATATACTTTTTTACCGCACTCACAAATCCAAAGTAGGCCGTGATATAGGACGTAGTGAGATTTTTTGAATGAGCAAATATGGTTCATTGAAATTGCTTGCTGTTTTTGATGATCTCTGATTCCACTTTTTCGAGTACTGTCACTGGTCCTGGATCCAAAGTTAAAAATGAATCTAGTGCCGATCCTTCAACGCCGAGATAAACTTTCACTCCTTTCGAGCGAAGAAGTTCTGTGAGCTGCTTATAACGTCTTATCTCCATGATCCGCATTTGACTTTTGTCATTGTAGGCGTGATGCGTTCTAAAATCAACGCCGTAAAGCACAATCTTCGTAGCTCCCAAGTTGTAGGCCAAAGACATTGCGATGAATGGCGACGTATCCGCGTGTGCAAGCCTATCCGGTTCTTTTCTCAAAATACCATCCCAGCTCCGCAATTTAACCTGCGCGTAGTTCGGGAAGATGTGCCGCCAGGAGTTGTTGTCGCAATAGAACTTTGTCGGGTTGTGCTGCTTTATAGTCTCAACTCGATCTGCGGGGAACTTCGAAAAGTGGTTTGCAATCAGAAGAATTGGGGTTCGTTTGCCGAACTTGAAGCAGTCATTGACGCCGATCGCCAGGCCGGTGCCATCCCATTGTGCGCCGCTGGCTCCACAAGCCACGATTGAAATAGTCATGATGCCAGGAATTTCATTTTTTGCAGTCTTCCAAAGCTAAATTACGAATGTACTCAGAGATGGTAATATCGAGCTTCATGGCCTTAGCCCATATGCATAGGTATTCGCTTTTTCTAAATTTCGTTGTGACCCTACGTGTTCTTTGCTCTGCCATTGGTGTAACGAAAGTGGTAACAATTTTTAATAAAAACTACTCCTGACTGTGATATTTTTCTGGATGTTTGATAAAGTCCGGATAAAAAGCGTGATACATGTACCGGAAGTTATCGAAAAAATGTCTGCCTTCCTCTTTAGTTTTGATGAGCTGACCAAATTCATCCACTTGGGCATAGATACAATCCCGGATGGTCTTTTCGCAGTTTTCCGTTATTCTGAGGTCGGCATGCTGCAACACTGAGTTGCCGAGCACTCTGGAATCCTTGTGCGACGGATTCACGGACGGAACCAATAAATTCCGATCGGATAGGGTAAATATGTCTTTTATAACCCGATAATGGTTCAGATTGCCCATTGTAATGGATGTTCTGTTTCGCCCGGTGGCATCACCAGTAACCTCGATATTGTAAAGCCACTTGTTTAGGTCTATTTTGAGTAAATCGCACATTTCTTCAGTGGATCCGGTCTCTATTTCAAACTCTTTGAATATTCGGCCAGTCATATCATTGATCTTCTGCCCGACAAGCGATGTCATTGGCTCCACATTGAAATCGAAGCTTATTGTGAGCGGCAAATGAATGTTTGGGATATATTCAGGGATCGCATGCACCGGCTTGCTGAATTTGTATAGAAACTGTCGTTCTACCTTAAAAGCTTCCCAGTTGCCCTCGATTTGCTGCTGCCTGGTGATATCGTCAAGGTGAGCCGTGACATTATGCATGTACTGGGTATCATTGGCCAGCGTGGGATTGTCATAAATGCGTGCGGGGAGATAAAACCAATCCTCAGGTAAGCCATTCTTGCTCCACAAGTCATAAACGCGTTTTTTGGGCCATAGTAGAGTCGGATTTACATTGGCAATGATCAGCGGACGTGGCGGCATTTTATCAATCTTCCAGCGCCCGGCGCGGATGAAGCAAATATCCAGAAGCTTTTCCTGGAGTTCTTCAATCTGCTCGAGCAGGAATCCGTTTACCTCAAGCCCCTTAAAACGATCAAATTCCTTGTCCTGCTCAAAGTTTTCAGCCATGAAAAGTATTTGGCTGCCGTTCGTAAATGTATAAATCTGATCGTTTTGATTGTAATTAGCAATGAAATTTGAAGGAACAATCTTCCTGAATGATTCCAGTGTAGTTCGCTTTAGAGTTGGCACCGAGTCACGAATTACACACCATTTGGATTTAGGATAGGCCTTACAAAGAAGCAATAAGACGCTGAGGCACACGTAAGTCTTGCCGCCACCCATACTTCCTCCATAACATAAAAAGCTGTAATTGCCTGAAAAAACGGCGTTTATGAATTCTTCCTGCTTGCCGAATGGCTCAAAAAAGGTTTTGGTAGTCAAAATTCAATTTCTTGACCGCCAATCTTAAAGACTTGTTTTTCCGGTATTGAATGCTGCAAATCCTTTTTGTCAGCCAATCCCAGATCGCGGGCTATGATGTTTGGATTAAATATACCCGCCGCCGCTCCATTGTATTTATCGTGATAAATTATCTTGCCAATGCGCGTTATGATGTCCGCATATTCTTTATAACGACCATCCTTATCGGCCTTATAATCATCTATTTTTTCAATTATTCCATTCTCAGAAAGCCATATTTCAAATCCATTCCACGTTAAAGGAACTTCTCTTGGAACGGCTATTATTTGACCGGTCTTTTGATGAAGTACGTTTTCAAATTTAGGCCTACCCTTTTCATACTCAGAGTATTTAAGGAAAAGATTTGCCATTTCTATTGGGCTATCAATTATCTTTTGCTTTGGCATTGTTCATTGTTTTTAAGCAAAATTGATATTGAGATTCATCCAACTGAAACCATTCATTTTTAAAATAGACAGATTTTAAAGAATCATGTATAAAAGATTCTATAATATGTGGATTATGACATTCTAAATGAAGACAAATGCAAAGAGGTAGCGGGCTTGCTGCATTTAAGTCCTTGAATCTCCTATCGAAACAGGTTGATACGCCTATTTTGTATAAATCACTGCCTTTTGCGTTTATGATGTATATGGTTCCAAAGGCAATCTTTGTGGATACTTTCGAGCTTTTTTTATTGACACCCAAAAGTTCTGGTTTTATTACAAGACCTATATCATGTATTATTCGGCCTTTAAATGTCGAGGTGTGACTAATTTTTCCTGCGGGCGCAGCCATAGTTTTCGGATTAACTCCCAATTTGGTATAAATGTATCAAAAGTTTCACGTGAAACAAAAAGCCTCCGGT